CCATGAATTGCTTTCAAGTCTTGTGCCAATTCAACTGTATATTCTGCTTTCAATGCTCTTGACTTAGCAGTTACAGTTGTCTTGTCGATAGCAAAAGACATTTCATTGAAGCTGCTTTGAGCTTCTGTTGTTGATGTAGATGCGCCGGTGCCTGTATTATATGTTCCTGATACTGGATTGCTACCAACACCTGAACCACCTAAACCTGTTGTACCGCCAGAGAAGCCTGTGTTAGCTTCATTGAACAATGCTTCTACACGTGTTGAAGTATTTGCACGAGTATCATTAGCACCACCGTAGATTGATCTCATTGCGAAGATCAAACCTGTTGGGCCTGTCATTGGTTGTACACCGCAAATGTCATAAGCCATTAGATTAGGCATTGCACGGCGAACTAAACCGATTAGAATAGGATCGTACTTGTCGATACCTGATGTTGCGCTGATATTGTTTGTTGGTGTCTCAAACAATGCTTGACGCTCTTCACGTAAAGACTTCTCTTGATTCTCTAATAGAACAGATGTAACTGTTCTTTTGTAAGAATCTTTAATTGCTGGCAATTCTGGGTGATCTAAAATCGCTTCCCACTTTTGCTGTAGGTTTTCTGATAAAAACATTTATTACTCCTTGAATGGATGTTTGTGTGAAAAATTATCTCTTAGCTCTTGAAAGCGCTTTTGCGTATGTAGAAACTACAGAGTTATCATATGATACCGATGTATCTGTTTCTTCAATTAGTGTTTGCTGTGTTTGTACAGATTTTGTAGACTCTGTAATAGTATTCTTAGGGAAATAGTTCTCTTTGATTACTGCAACTTTCTCTCTGTAAAGAGATTCGTTATCAAACTCAACACCTTCTAACAACTTATCTAATTTACTTGCTTCTGTAGCTGCAAGATCTCTAGACATTTCCTCTACAATTGCCTCACGCTTTAAAGAAATTACTTCTTTGTTTAATTCTACATTATGGCTAATAGCGTCATTTAGATTTTCTGCTAATTCTTCTGTCTTAGCCTGTAGTTCACTTAGTACATCATATTTGTCTTCAGGTATTTCAATATAATGTTCTTTGAATAATACCTGTAAGCCTGACATAAAGTCCTCAGCAATCTCAGTGCGTAGACCTTGTTCTATTGCAAGCTCATTTTCCTTCATCCAATTTTCTACGACGTAATTCATATATCCGTCGATTTTTTCTACCATTGTTTCTTTATATTCTTCTACATCTGCAGTGAATTTTTCCTGTAAAGTAGAAACAATGTTATCCATTTCAGAATTTACACGGGCAATAACTGCTGCTTCAAAAATAGCAGATGCTTTGTCTTTAAATTCTTCTGTTAAATCGTCACCGAAGATTGATTCTAGATCAACTTCTTCTCCAACAGGTACATTACCCCTACCTTGTTGAATGTTTACTGCTGATGTTGGATCTCCAACTGTTTGGAAATTTGGTGCTGCACCAACAGGTCCTTTTGGTTGTAGAGATGCTCTACCAACAGTAGGGTTAATATCTTTAGAGTGTACTGCACCCATATTGTCAACATTTGCTGGATCTGTCTCATCGAAATCTTCGTGAGGAGAATCTTGAGATCCACCTTGTCTTGGTTGATTAATGTCACCAGTACCTGCAGCAGCGATAGTTTTATCTTTTCCTGTTGTAGGAGCAAGCATATTACTTGCTTGTGGTGCGACTTGAGATGATCCTTGCATTGGCGGAGTAGTACGCTCGTCTTCTTGAAGATTTCCTTCTTGTAGGCTCACCTGTGATTCTACACGACCTAGCAATTCTTTAATTTTGCTTTCTACTGACATTAGTGTCTCCTAAATGGATTGTTCAAATTATTTATAATTTCTGATATCTAGACGTATTATTTTAGTTTAGATAAGAACGCTTCAAACATCTTTAGCTTGGTCTTTTCGAGATTGGCTTTGGATGTTTCTCTAAGTGTTTTTTGTGCCTTTTCGATATCGATAGTTTTCCAAACACCATTTTCGCATATCCATTCAGCCGATTCATATATACCTTGAACAAAGGCATCAGGAGCTGAGGGATCTGCTACAATATCAACGGTTGCCAAATGAAAATCATCTTGAACTTCGTTAACACCGTTTTTCTCTTTTAATGAACCCAATCCTCTTGTAGATACGCCCAATTGTACGCCGTTTTCTATAAGATTGCGAGCAATAATGCCCATTGGAGTTTCTAATATTTTGGCTCTACCAACTACATTGTTGTTGCCTTCCATTTTTAGACTTGTAATCAAATGCGATACCTTGTCCAAATTAATTGAAGGATTGGCAGGATGACCTAGTTCGCCTAGCGCTCTTTTGGCATCAATAATTTCTTGATAACGACCAACTTCCTTTTCCATAATATGACTAGGATAGATACGACCGTTTTTATTTTGTTTATCATACTGAGCAAAGATGCCTTCGATAAAAACATTCTTGCCGCCGCCTTCTTTTTTCTCTACTAAGAATTTAATGTCTTGTGCTACTTCTGTAATAAATCTCATTTTATTATCCTAATTAATTGGGAGCAATTTGTTCGTTAGGTTCTTGATAACCATTTTTCTTAGTTACACCTAAGATCAATGTGCCGCCAGCTGGAGGCAGCACAATATTAATATTTGATTGAGTATTTGTCGAATCTGTGAATCCATAATTCTGAGATAACATCCAATTGTCAGTTCCAGAAAGAATTAATACGTTTGCGCCCGTTGAAGGTCTTTTAATAAGTATTGGATTACTTGCCGCATCCGATGATGTGTATATTACACTATTAATAGTCACATTACAATTTGAATAGCCTAAGAATGTTTCGTCAGACATTGTCAAGTCAATGTTCAAATCAATGTTGGCTTGTCCGTCGCCAACAAATTTAACCACTGCTTGTTGTCTAGCTTTTTTAAGTATCGTTTTAGTAACAGCCATTTCTTTTTCCTAGTTAGTCTTATTTGACTTCTTTTTTCTCTTCAGATTTTTTACCAAGCATTTCTTGAGCACGTTTTTCACTTGCCTCACGCTTGAGTCTTTCTTGTCTAATTCGGTCGGCCAGCTTTAATGCACTGCTACCCGCACCTTTATATGCTTCTTCAACTGTTTCTTCTTTCATAACAGCCATGTTGTCTACCAAATTGGGGTATGGTCTGCCTGCAGCACGAGCTCTTGCTTTTGCTTTCGATACTTGTTGCGGAGAAAGTTTGTGATGTGTCTTTTTAGGATTTGGAGTATCCCATACTTCTTTATCCTCTGCCATGCTTTCTTCTTTGATTTTTAGTTTGTTTGCAGGATTTCCTCCACCAAACATACCCCCAAAAGCATTACGAGCTCGTTCTTGGTTTTGTTTTTTCTGAGCTATGCGATCAGCTGTTCGTTGTTTACTAGTACCGCTAACAATGTTTTTCATTGTACTGTCAAACGACTTATCGCCCGTAGCCTCATCAATTGCATCGTCACTATACATTAAATGGTCGTAAACAGAATTTATTGCAATTTCTGCAGTTGTCATTTTGCCCTGAACCCATGCCTCAAGTTTAGATTCATCATCTAGCATTGACATTATCATTTGTGCTTTGGCTGCAATTGTTTTGCATTGAGAAATTACCATTTCGCCTTCGTTATCCCAGAACTTTTCATTCAAGGCTTCGTCAGCTTCCATCATCTTTTTCTTTTTCTTTTTAATGGCTATGGCAATTGCAGCTTGTTGTGCAGGATTCATTGCTTCATGCATACCATTTGCTGGCATTCCTTTTGCCTTTTCTTTATCTTTAGGCATAGTAGAATATTTGTGTTTGGGTTCAATAGTTTTTACACCAGATGCCGGAAATGCTCGTTTTACATCTGCGCTATACTTACTTGAACTAACTTCTTCATTCTTTGCATCGCTTTTGCCAGCTGCTTTGAGTGTATTTCTTAGTCTATTGCCCTTTTTCGTATCAGGCACATCTTTATAAGTTTCTTTAGATTTCTTTATAAAACTATCTAAAGTATCTTTACTTAATTCTTCGATTTGCTCAACTTCTTCATTGCGCTTAGCTGTGTCTAAAATACCCTCATGTACACCATTCGCATATTGAGTATATTTGTCACTATGATAATCTGCTTTTTCCGCATGTTTATCTGCAGATGCAGAACGACCTTTTGATTCATGCCATTGTGATAATGCATCATGGTGATCGGCCATATGATAATGATATGCCGTCTTATCACCTTTAGCATCAGCATCGTTTGCCAATGATAGATGTTTTTCCGCTTCTTCGTATGATTCTTCTAACTCAACTTCTTCATTGCGCTTAGCTGCATATGCTGCGCCAAGTGCCATATTAATACGTTCTTTCTTAGACTTACCAGCAAATTTGGGATTTTCTGAATGAACAAAATCGTGTATCCATTCTGCGGTAGGTGCAGATGCTTTTAATTTTTCCATCAAAGCATCTTCTCTAAGCTGTTTAAACTGTTTCATTTTCGTATTCTGCGTGTCTATTTAAATTTTGAGCAATCCATTGCTTTTTGGCATCCATGGCATCGGCCATTTTTGCACTAACAACGGCATTAAATCTATCAACTGCATCATTACCACGATCAGATAAAATATCATCTACCATGTTTCTAATTACATCGGATGTATTTACCTCGGTCGATTCAACTTCATCATATTCGTTATTTTCAATATCGTTATCAAATTCGTTTTCATTTTCCATTATTATTTTCCTTCAGGTTGTTCAATAGGTTGTCCGCCTACACCAATTTCTGGTGATGGCTCTGTCTCAATTTGTTTTACCATTTGCCCTATCTCTTCTTCAGATAGTCTTAGTACGTTCTTCATTATATATTCCCTGCTAAAATACGTTCCCACAAATGGTTGCATTGCAGTAATAATGTCAACTCGATTTCTTAAGTTTTCTGATTCTTTCATCTCCTCAAAATATTGATCTTGAGCGTATTTGAATTGAACCTTCTCTTTTACCGTCATCCAATCATCTTCAGTAATAATGCCTTTTAGCATTAACTGAGTCTTGAGCATATCCTGAAATAATGTATTAAATTTCTTACGAAGTCTACCAACAAACTTGGCAAATTTTAATTCATCTCTGGTAATCTCCGTTGCCCTACCAAAAGAAACACCCTGTTGCGGTTGCATTCTTGAAATAGGAACATTCAATGCCTGATATAGTTTATTCTGAAAATAATGAATGTCGTCGATTTGCCCTAGATTTTCTCCGCCTGGCAATGTGGTAATTTCAGTACCACGACCACCCTCTCTTCTGGGCAACCAGAAATCTTCCAGTGTAGACATAAATTTACGATCGTCTCTGATCTCACCTGTGGATGAATCATAAACAATCTTATTACGATAGCGAGCCATAATATCTTTTAAATATTGCTCTGCTTTGACCTTTGGCAAATTGCC